TCTATATCGGCTTTGTTCTGCGCAACGGTCTGCCTAAGCGAATTAACACTGTTATACACAGTGCCGCTTGTAACATAATTTGGGCTGTTTGCCGCAGGCACGGTATCAAACGGCATTTTGTTAAGTTTATTGTTTAACGATCTATTTATATATGTTTTGTCGTAAGCATCGGTAATTCCGTAACCGGCAAGAGTATCCGCCTTATCAGCTTTAAGATTAATCTTCATTGTCACTGTTTCGTCAATGTCTGTAAGCTCTGTTTCGAAGTATTCGATAGCTTCTGCTTTTGCTTTAGCAACTGCAGCTTCTGTTGCTAAATTTGCGCCTGTTGGTTCATATTTAGATTTTGTATTTATTACTGACTTGTTCACAAAAACGCTGAAATGCTGTGTAGTTAGAATTGTATCGTTTTCGCTTAGCACAAGCTCGCACTTCATCATACCTGCAAGCTGTAGCATTGATTTCGCAAGAGTGATTTTAACTGCATTGTCTGCAACTATACAAGGCACATTTTCAGCGACGATAACATTATCCACAGTTGCGTTAAACGCAGCGGTAACGCTTGAAGATAGCGCTACCGGTTGTGAATCAGCATATAGCTTACATTCAATGATGCGTGACTTGTCATCATTTTGAGCGACTATTATACTTTCGTAATTTCTGTCTTTGTATACATCAAGATTAAGTTTGTATTTTACATTCAATTATGTTCACCTCATTTATTTTACGAAATCAGATAGCTTAGTTTTGAACGAACCAAGCTCAAGCTGTTTATATTGTTCTCTAAGTGTATCATATGTAGTTTTGACTATTTTGGATTCCGCTGCAATACTGTCACTTAAGATTACTGTAACAGTATCGCAAAGATTAAACTGTTGCATATCGTCAAGGACCGCTTCTACATCAACTTTAATATTGCTCTTGATCTCACCAAGTTTATCTCCTCCTATGTAAGCTGTTGCTGCTATTCTGCAAGTGTTTTTGACAAATTCGTATCCGTCGCCTGTTGAAGAATTGACAATTATTCCGTTAACAAGATTGTCAGGAACTGGATATACACTTAGTTTATTTGTTTTTGATTTTTGTTCAAAAATCTCATAAGGGTCAGCAATTATCTGTATGTCTTGCTTTGAAAATTCATCATAAACAGTAGCATAAGCACACACATGGCTTATTGTAGTTTCGCTCGACTGTGTTTTTTCATAGCTTGAGATGTTATCACCCCATTTAAGTCGATATGCTCTTTTTTTGCCTCTGCTTTTTAGAAATGAAACATTGAAGTTATTCCACTTGTATTCACCGTGAAACAAATCAAGTAAGCTGCCTTCTGCTCCGCCAAGAAAATCGCCGAGCGTGCAAACTTGAGTAAAGCCGAGCTTGATGTTTTTTCTGTCCGTTATATCTGACGAAAATACATAGTTGTTGTCAAAAAGAGCATCTAAATTTTCGTAAGCCTCCGCAGGTGAATAGAGTTGTGCTGATGTTTCGCCTGCGGCAAGAATGTTGTTATAGCAGTTATGTTTGATGTGCTTCGCTTTGATACTAATCACATTGTTTTTTTCTACTACATCGTAGATTTCAAAAAACTGTGGTTCGTCTGCTGGGTTTGGCTTTGCGTATATATAATTTTGTATAACAGCACTTTCGGCACATTCGGAGTTTTTAACAACGCTTGCATTTAATGTGTAATCTGCATTGCGTGACTCTTCGACGGTACATTCTGTGCAACCGGTAAGCCTGCCGAGGTAGTGCATTGAGTTGAGCGATAATATTCTGCTTGTCGTTTCGTAGATCAAAGGTATCATAAGCGCCTCCAATTTGGCTCAAGTGTAAGCGAACCAATAACCTGATTAGCGATAATCTCATTCTTTCCTACTTTAAATTGCTGCGGCAAGAGAGGTGAAATATAAGATTTAATGCCGTTTTTAACAGAGTAATACTGCATATTTTCACCGTCAAGGACTGTGTAATCTGCGTTAATTGAATTTTTTATAGATAGTGTTTCACCGTTTATCGTTAGCGTTGCAGAAGCTCCCGTACCAGTGAGCTTGTAAAGCGGATTTGACGGCATTCTTTCAGGGTTGAGTAAATTTAGTTTTTGACCGCTAACAAGGCTTATAGGCTCTGTCTGTGCGTACCAATATGGCTTACGACTGAATTTAACAGTAGTTGTGAGATATGAAGGTAACTCACGCTGAATTGTGTCAAGGTTAGTCACTACAGCATAGCAATAATAGCCTTTGTTATATGTGTCCTTGTATGTTTGATAATTGTTAAATTCAGTCAGCCAGTCTATAATTTTATACGCAAGATATTGAGCACTTGTGTGAGCAAGTAAAGGCATTAAAGCTATTTGCAGCTCAAAATCAACATTGTTGTATCTGCCGTTGTCCTGCACTATATCACCGCTTCGTTCCGGGATTGATATAAGCTTAAAATCACGCTGAGCAACAGAGTGAAAAGGCGCATTAACTATACGACCGCCGAATTGACTAAGCCATTTGCCATTATAAAAAAAGTTGTGCATCAGCTAAACACCTTCCTTTTACTTGTAATTTCCGCTGCTAATCGCTCAGATAATCTTTCCGCAAGGCTATCTATATCCGAATCATTATTGACCGTTACGCCGCTAATATTCACATTGATGTCAATGTTAGTCGTTGACGGTTTGTCTGTGCTGTCACTCCTAAATGGATTTGAGCCGTCTTGCTTAGCTTTACGATATTGTTCAGCCTCTTGTGCTGTCAAAACCGCTTCGCCTGCGTCCAAATAAGCAAGGTACTTGTCGTTCGGTACATAGTCGATACCGGCACGGAAACGGGGGAGAGTGACCTCTGGAATGTGCGGAATTTCAAGTCCTGCCCACTCAATTGCCCAATTGATTCCGTCAAACAGACCGTTAATCATTCCGATTGCACCGTTTATTATGAATTCAACTGCGTTTGGAATTAAGTTTAGAACATTCTTGAATATTTCTAAAATGCCGTTCCATGCTTTATCCCAATTTCCTGAAAAGACTCCGTCTATGAAGTCAATCAAACCGTTGAAAATTCCCGTCAAGCTTTCAATCGCACCGCTTATTCCTTTGATAGCTAATCCGAGTACATTGCTGAAAACATCTGCAAGAATTTCAATAACTGGAGTTAAAGCAGGTAGGATAGCGTTGAGCAGCATTGATAATAGCTCAAATAGCGGACTTAATGCGTCTGTCAATAAGTCGAAAACGGGTGCAAGAGCCTCGAAAACGGGCTGTAATGTTTCACTTAATATGCCTGCAATCTCGTTAAAAACAGGGATAAGAGGCTGTAACAAGTTATTGAGCAACTCTGCAAGTTTGACTATGAGCGGTGCAATAGCTGTTGAAATAAGTGCTGCGAACGGCTCTATTAACTGTAAAATCAAGTCGATAAACGGCTGTATAAGCTGAAAAATAGTGTCTAACAACGGCATTAATGCGTTGAGAATTTCCATAAACGGGGGCAAAAGCTGTTTGATTACTTGTACGAGAACAGGTAATAGTGCTTCTACGAGTTGAACAATTATTGGTGCTAACTGTTCCATAAGTTGAGCTATAAACGGAAGCAATTCCTCAATCAATGGCATAATCTGTTCAAGCATTGACACGATTATCGGGGCAACCTCTTCGCAGATGTTAATGAGCACAGGGGCAAGCTTCTCAGCTACACTTTCAATAAGCGGCGATAACTGTTCGAGTAACTTTCCACCTAAGCCAATAATCGAATTAAGCACAGGTTCTGCGACAGCACCGATTTGCGCCATTGTATCTGACAACTGCTGATGTGCTCTGTTGGATTCCATTACATCGCCGTTTGTTTCTTTATACTGAGCAGAGGCATCCGAATACAGGCTCGTGAGGGTTGATGTGATTAACTGCTGTCTTTCTTGTTCTGATGAGCATTTAGCAAGTTTTTCATTAAAAGCATCCTCAGATACGCTCATCCAGTTAAGAGCATCAGCAAGCGGACCTGTTACCTGTCCGACTTTTGCGGTTTCGTTTGCCGCCTCTGTCAAACCCTCAATAGGCAAAGAATCACCGAATTGACCGTAAACACCTGTGCAAATCTCTGTCCAACTTTGCAGGTCTTTTGTAGAATTGCAAAGCAGAGAAAGATGATTTGCGGCTTCTGTCGCTTGTCCGCTGTCGCCTACTACGGCATAAAGGTCTGAATATGTTTGCTTTGCGTCTGCAGCTGAAAATTTGTTTGTGGTGAAAGCTGTGTCAAGTTTGCCCATTTCCGTCCGATATTCTCGCGTGCTTTCTGCCACGGAGGACAATGCTCCTACACCTGCCACCGCACCGCCTACCATAGCAGTTCCCCATTTAGCAGCAGTTTTGATTCCATTTCCGAGAGTTGAAGCAACACCCTTGCTTTTCTTCTCTGTCTCTGAAATGGATTTGTTTGCTTCATCGTTATTAACGAAGATTGAGCCAAACAGCTTAAAAATTTCGACTGCCACGCACTACACCTCCTGCCATTTGTAGCGATTGAGCATTTCTTCAACACGCTTTTCAATTTCGTCTGTATCGACTTCGTCCTGTGCTGTTGACTGCATTTTGTCGTCTATACTATCGACAAAATCTTTGTATGATAAATGAGTGATTTGACCGAGGCTCGTTAAGATATAAGCCTTGTATTTCATTTCCTCATTTTTCGCATTGATTTCAACTTCAATGATTTTGAGTATGTCAGCAAATGACAAATCTTGCAATGCTGTAAGATTGCCGCAGCAGTATTGCAAGATTAACTTATATGTGTTTATGTCAATGCTGAGAGCGAGGTAAAAAAACTTTGAATATCATTCTCTGCAATAATATGCTTGATGTCTGCAATTACCTCTGTAATGTCCATCAAACTTGCCTGTTCGGGGGTAATATCGCCTCTGATGTCAGCATAGAGTGAATAGAATTCGTTTTCCACTTCCTTGCTTGAGAGTGATGAAATCATAGTGATGATAAACTCAAGACCGACTTCCTGTGCGTTTTTCTTGTCCTTAATTTTAACATTCTTGGCGAACTCGACAATTTCATTTTTTAAATCTGCTGACTTAATAATACGAGCCACCGAAAAAGCGTCCTTTAAGCCTAATTTTCTCATTGATTATACCTCCGTTGTTTCTGTCGGTCTAAAAATTTTAAACGGTGGTTTGATTTCGTCCTCTGTATCATAAACCTCAGGTGAAAGGTTACCATAGAACTGAGCTTCTACTTTACCGTTGTCTTTGTCAGCGATTGCAAGCGTGAGACCGTTTTCATTAAAGCCGTTGAACACCTGAATAATGCACGGCTTATCCTCTCCGAGGAGACAACCTACCCAAGTGATATTCTGAATGTAGTCACCGTCAAGAATAACATCTCTACCTGTGATTACATCGTAGCCTACGACCTTTTCGTCTGTACCTTTGTCGGCAATTCCAAGACCGTAAATAAAGTTCTGAGTAGTCATCTCGGCAAGCGTTGCTTTAATGTAAACCTCCCAGCCGTCGACTACTGTGTCGCCCTTAGTTCTTGTTTTCACGCCGTCAAACTCAAGTCGTCTGAGTGTCGGCTTGGCTGAAAATTCACCGCCTTTGATTGTTACGCCGAGGCACTTGCCTGCCTTTTTGGCGCTTGCGTATGTGTCCGTAGCAGGATCGTAATTTACAAAAAACGCACCTGCATCAAGGAGCATATGGTCAGCCGTCTTAGCATTATATCCGCTGTACGGCTTAATCTTTCGTGGCTTAACTGTTGCCATTTTAATCATCCTCTCTTTCGTAAACCCTCAATTCAAGGGTTGTCATTATTCTGTATATTGTCTTATCGGATTCAGCGACATACTGCCTGTCGCTGTTATTGTAGAATTTGTAATGTCGTTCACCTTGTGTATAGGTTGCCCTCGCAACATCCGAATAGATTTCATCCACAATATTGTCGATTTTCTCGGTGGTTAACCTATCATACAGATTAAGCGTAACAAGATATTTCTTGTACGGCTCATCGGTGTAAAGCTGTTTAATCTCATAAACAAGCCTCGGAAACCCGTCACCAATCATAAAAAACGAGGGGGCATACTGCGATAAAACCGCACTCAAAAAATTCTTAATGCTATTCACCGCTGTATTCCCCCTCGTTCAATTTGCGTTCTGCCTCTTCTGTACCTACGGCACTGAGGTACTGTTGTTCAATTTTTATGATGTCCTTGATATTGCTTTCGGCGGCATCGCTCAATGCTCCGATTTTGGGAGATTTACTTGTACCAATTTCTTGGTACAAGCCGTAAAATCCGCCCGGCTTAAATCCGACTTGCAAATCGGGTACTTTCTGTTTGCTTCGCACCCAGTATTGCGTATTTTTCGCTAAGCGCCCAGTCCTGCGTTTTATTTTTTGTCGTGACCGTTTACATATCAGTTTCCCAACATCACGCAGAGCGGCTCTCTCAAGCTCCTTGAGCGTGTACTGTATGCGTTCAACATTGCTGATTATCTCAACGCCGTTTTTTGTGATTTTAACTGCTTTAGGCAAAGACATTATTCTCACCTACCACATCCGTTAAATACAGCTCCGTACGCTCTGTGCCTTTAATCTCATACGCACGATAAATCTTGAACCTCTTATTTTCAAGATAACAAAATTCTTCGTTGTGGTACTCGAACGAGTTGACTTCAAGCATACATTCGGGTTTCAACCCGTTCGCCTGTGCCTGAAAAAATTCAGATTGTCGAACATATTTGCGTTGTGCATAAATCGTTCGGAGCTTTTCCTGATACACAATTTCGCCGATGTCATTGGTTGTTTGCCCTGACTTTTCAACAAGTTTAACAAGAGTATCTGCATTCATTCTGTTTGCGCTCCTCTCGCCGCCATTGCATCACGCAAATCTTCGTAATGCCGTGCCCATTCGCTGTCGGCGGTAACCGAGAAATAAGCGCGGCAATAGAATTTGATTGCCTGCATAACAAGTGCAGTTGAGTTTTTGTCGTTGACATCAACTCCTGCACCTGCCATGTCACTTTTAGCAGAATCAATGAGGGCAGATATTTCATCGTCAAACAGCACCGTATTGATACGGAGCGAAACCTTTACGGCTTCAATTTCATTGGATACTGCCATAATAATTCAAACCTCTTTTAAGCGCTCTTCTTAACGAGCTTTACAAGGCTGTGAGTATCCACGACCTTACCGTCTGCAAGCATTACGGCTTTAAGGACTGTGTTATCGGTGTCGTCCTCTTCGTACTTCTTGACACTTAAGCCCATTACCTCGTTGAAGATGTAATCGTTAAGATTGAACATCATCGCAAAGGTTGTGTCGGCTGAAACCGTGTCAGCGTACGAATCCATATAGCCGTCTGTTGGGATAACAGCACGGCCGAAAAGTGAGAGTGACGGCTTGCCGTTAAGTCCTTCAGACATACGAGCGACAGGCTGACCATTGCTGTCTGTGATGCCCATGAACGCAAAGAATGACTTCTTTGTCATCAGCCATACAGCGTCATCGTATGCAGCAGGAAGAGCCGCCTCGGCAGAGCAAAGTGTTGAATATGTAAGCTTGCCGGTTTTTGCAATTTCAATTGTCTGGCCTTCGGGGGGAGTGCAAGAAAGAATGCCTGTTGGCGAAGCTGAACCCGAACCCTTAACGATTGCCATTTCGCAAGCCTTAACTACTGCGTTTTTAATCTGGTCAATGAACTGCGACTCAAAAGTATCAAGCGCGGTCTTTGTCATAAAGAGCGAGAAAGCAACCTTGCATTCAAGCTTATAGCCGGCAAAGACAACCTTGTCAGTAGTTACTTTCTGCTGGTCTGAACCCTTTTCCTCATCAACCCAGCTTGCTGTCGGGCGGATGTTCTGTGTGGGAATAAGAAGTGCTGTCGGATACGCTGTCTTGAACACTCTTGCGTAAATTTCGCCGATTTTTTCAAGTTCAACGATTAAACGCTGATACATTGTGGTCGGCACGATAGCCGCCGCAGTGCTTGATGTGGTCTGTGATGCCACATTCATAAACTTCTGTGGCACGGGTACACCGTTCTGAATATAATTAGCAAAAGCTTTTCTGTATTCAAGTGTTGCGTACATATCTGTTACCTGTTCATCCTCATCTGTAAGGTCGATGTTTGTCTTGTGATTTTCAAATGGTGCAGGCATTTTGATTCCCTCCTCTGCGTTTCTGTTTGCCTTTTCTACAGCAGAATTTTCAAAATCGTTGTCAAGCTTGTCAATCTGCTGTGTAATCTCTTTCGCCTCGGCGAGCTTATTTTCTGCAATGAGCTTTTTTGCCTTGTCATAAAGAGCATTTCTCTTGTCGAGATATTCCTGTTTGTTCATTCTTCTTCAACTTCCTTTCGTTTGAGCAATTCAAGTTTTGCTGTAAGCTGTGTTTTTTCGTCCCTCATCTGTTTGATGATGGTATCAGGGATAAGGCTGTTAAGACTTGCCGCAAGTTTAACCTCTTTTGGCTTTTCAGCATATTCTGCGACCTTGTCAATAAAACCTTTTTCGACTGCTTCATCAGCAGTAAGCCAAGTTTCCTTGTCCATAAGTCCGATAAGCTCGTCCTCACTCATTCCGGTTTTAAGTCGATAGGCTGTCGCAACGGCTTTACTTGCTTTAAGTAACACGCCTGATTCATGTGCCATGTCATTGTAATCGCCTGCGGCATAGCTTAAAACATTATGAATCATAAGCATACCTGTCGGCACAATTTCAGACTTGCACGCACAAGCAATGTATGAAGCGGCAGAAGCGGCAAAAATGACCTTGATTGTAGCCTTGCTTTCGGCGAGCATATCGTAAATTTCGGAGGCGGCAAAGATGTCACCACCTGACGAATTGATAACAACCTGTACTCCCTCATCATCCGCCACTTCGTCAAGCTGTGACCGAATGTCGGCTGGGCAACAGGAGGCTACTCCAAACCAGTCATAAATCCACTTATCATCATTCGTAATGATAGGGCCTTTAATGTCAATTGTTTTCGGCATCGTTTTCACCTCCCTGCCCAAGTGATTTAATTATCAGAAGTTCTTCACTGCTAAGCTCCCAATTATTCGTCTCCGTCGCTTCGGCTTTCTGCAATTCGGCTTTGACACTATCCGAAATCAAAAAGCCACCGCCAAAAATAGCCTTTTTCTTCACTCTTTGTGATTCTAAAGCTCTGATAAAATGGCATTGCGATTTTTTTATTTTTATATCAATACCATACTGCCCAAAAGGATAAAGTTTAGCACTGGTAATTACGCTATCAGGGTAAGAATATTTTGGGAGTTGTTTCTTTATTGCGGCAAGCGTTTTATTATTTGCAAGCTTAACTGCTTTATATAAAGTTGGAGCAGTTCTTATTTGCAAGTCAGGATCATCTAAATTTGTAATAAATGATGTGTTTACAACTGCACCATTTTCGTATGTAATCGTAATGCCGCAAAGAATTGTTGTGTAGTTGCAACTTCTTTTATTGCTAAAAACAGTAAGAGTAGGAGCAAATAAAAAGCATTTAATTTTGTTGCGAGTATAAAAATCTAAAATTTTTGCCAAAATGCTAAAGGGCGGATTATCAACAACTATTTTCCCTGAATAATCGTAATTTTCGTAGTCGCCTCCGGGATAAAACGGACGGCAAAAAGTGGATTTATCAAGATTGTATTCGTTTGCCACCCAATCGCTTATAGCTTCATAAACTAACGATGGTGTATAACAATCATCTGTTGTTTTCTTGGGTTTAAATTTTTCAACAAAATCTTCATAATTTTTATTCTTCATTTTTTTCACCTCCTTCATCGACCGCAACTGTATCTAATCTTCTGAGCGGAGTGTCTCCGCCCGGAACAGGAGCAAGACCAAGTGATTCTCGCCATTCGTTTGGGAGCATTGCTCCACGGTCAACCATTCCAGCGAAATTTAGTTTAGTCTTAAGACTCGCAGATTGTAGATTGAACGAACCGACTGCGATATAATTTCCACAACCTCGTTGTCTCCGTGTAAAAAGTTTTCGTGTCAGCTCATTTTTTAGCTGTATGATTTTCGGCGAAATAACAGCGTCAAAATAAGCATTTTCTTCATCTTCGTTCGCTGTTGATGTGATAATTTTCACATTAGTGTTAAAAAGCTCAAGAATTCTGCTTTTCGTTCTATCCATTTGCAAAGCATTCGGGACATAGTCGTTCGGGGTTATCTGATTTGCGTCAACCTTTGCGTCAACTGCCGCAACACCCACGGAGCTGTTACTGATGTTAAGGTAGTTATCAGCAAACGCTTTTGCGTTTTTCTTCAAATCCTCGGGCCGCAAAGACGATGTGTATTTCAGTAACCATTTAATTACGCTTGAATTTCGGATAGCGCTGATGATGCCGCTGTCGGTTGTTTCAACGATTTCGAGCAAAGGAGCAAGAGCCTTAAATTTACCGCTGCCGAATATGTCGTTTTCAGCAAAATCATCACGCAAATGTATGACATCTTCAGAGGCAAAGCGGTAGGTCTTGCCGTTTGCAAGGATAAATTCATACACAAGGTTGCTATTCGTATCATACAAATCCGTAGCTGATTTAGCTGGTATAAAATACAATTCCGTAGGCAAGCCGTTTGTGTCTCTAATGATGAGCCAAAAAGCATTACCCGATAAGGATAACTGTGTGCTTGTCCTATATAGGAGCATATCCATTGTTGTGTACGGGTTTGGTTCTTCAAGCAAAAATTTGACATAAGGCTCGGGATTGATTAAGAGGTCTTTCCTGCCGTCAACGATTGTTTCTCTTATGTGCTTAATTGATAATTTTGAAAATCTGAGAGCCTGTGCATTAACGCAAGCTCGGACGGTGTCGGAATCATATGCTCTGTTGCCCCACAAGAAGAAATTTGAATTATTCTGTGTAACAAGTTCAACCCTTGAAAAATTCTTTGTCTTTCTGACATTGCGAACAGAATTTAAAAAGTTCTTAAATTTTCCCATTCTCTCACCTCCTAAACAATGCTCAAATATTCGTCTTCATATTCAAAATATATCGTGTAAGCGTCAAGCAATGCCGCAGTACCGTCAATTCGTCTTGTTGACTTCGAGGTCTTAATCGGCTGTATATTACCGTTTCTGTCCTCATCTATTGCAGTATTTGCAAGACACCATTTATCTATCGGGTTGTTGTTGTAGATTATTCTTTTCTTGACAAGGTCTGCTTTGAGGGCTTTCATCGGGGCAGACAGTGTTTTCTTGCCCTGATGTACCGCTTCCATAACGGTAGGACCGAAAGCGTCAATCATCTGATTAACCCACATCTGAGCTGACCAAGCGTCATAGCCCTCTTTCCACAAGTAAATGTCGTATTCGTCTTGTAGCTCTTGATACCATGCCGTAACAACACTTGCGTCAATCTTGTTTCCGGGGCAGGTACGCATAAAGCCCTGTTCTATCCACTTGTCATACGGGATCTTATCCTCGGTTACTTTTTTCTCCACAAGGTCAGCCGGTATCCAGTACATTGACAATGTAAAAATATTTTCATTGTCAGGCACTCGAAACAACATCTTGGCCGCTGTAAGGTCGGTCGTGCTTGATAAATCTGCTCCGCCTATGCCATAGGTTGGGCGGAGTTCCTTAACATCAAATTTTGTTTCGTTGTTAAGCTCCTCGAAATTGAGCCACGATTCGGTTGATGTTTCGGCTATGTTAAACTCCTTACATACAAGATTTCGTACAAGTGACGGATTCGCCTGCGCTTTCTTGACCTTGCTTGCAAGGGCATTTCGATTTTTAATCGTGCCAAGTCCGGGGTTAGCCTTTTCCCAGCAATCAGGATTTTCCCATTCTTCACGCTTATCAAGCTCGTAGATGATGTAAAGGCTGTGCTCGTCTTTGTAGCCTACCTCGTCAAACAAGCCGTTCGTGGTGCGGACAGCATCGTCATAGATTTCATCGTAGATGTCCTCACGAATTTTGCCTGCAGTTGTTGTAACAAGGATAAGTGGTTGGTCTCGTCCGATGGTACCGTCTGCCATAATGTCGTAGAGTTGTCTGCCGTTTTTCCATTGGTGCAACTCATCCATTAAACAACAATGCACATTCAGACCGTCAAGCGTGTCCGAATCAGAGGCAAGCGGCTTAAACACTCCGCAATTATAATCTTCTGAACTCAATTCATTCAGCAGTGGTTTAATTCGCTTCAATAAAGTTTCACTCTTGCGAACCATTCGTTTTGCTTCCTGCCAAATGATTTTAGCTTGGTCACGCTTTGTGGCGACTGCATACACTTCGGGACCGGGTTCGCCGTCACCGATAAGCATATACAAGCCAATCGCAGAGGCAAGCAAAGACTTACCGTTCTTTTTTCCGATAATTAACACAGATAGGTTGTACTGCCTGATACCGTCATCGTCCACGAAGCCAAAAGTTGCCGCAAGCCACGCTTTTTCCCACAGCTCAAGCTTTACAAGCTGACCGCCCATCTTACCTTTACTGTGTCGACAGTAATTTTCGATAAATTCAATGATGTGATTTCCTCGCTTAGCTTCGTAATGATAGCCGTCCGTCGGATTAATCACCTTATCACTTAAATGTTTATACCACTTGCGTATCTTGTCGCAAACAGTAACCTTGCCGTTCTTTATCTGTTCGTAATATTCAAGTATCGGATTATAGCATAATGGATAGCGTTTCAAAGCTTGTCACGCCCTTCAACGAAATCGTCAAAGCCGTCTGTTGTCGCAGCCTTCGCCTCGGCCACTTTCGGAAGCATATCGTTGAGCTGCTTAATGTATTTGAGATAGTTACCGAGCATTGTGTTATACAAATCTGCCTCAGGTCTTTTGCGTGAGTACGGCTCTTGTGTTTCTGACTGTGAGAATAATTCAGTTAAGCCATAAATTGCAATGTCCTGTTGCAGTTCTTTCAGCCTGATTCGAGTGAACGCCGCATTTTCAATCAAGCCAACGGCGAGGTCTTTTCTTTTAACCTCTATGTCCTTGTAGATTTCCGTTAATCGCTTTATCTCTCGCTTAATTGCTCTTTGTTCCTTCTGTTCGTCGGTCATTTTACAAGTCACCGTCCTTTCGCACAAGTTTTTTAGGGGAGGGGGGGCTATATGTAAGGTACGCAAAATTTCGACCTGCCCCCCTCGGTCCTGCGAATGTTTACTCGCGAAAATTTTTAGGGGGGAGTCGGAAAAATTTGACCGCTCTCATCAAAAAAATATTTTTTCGGTTCTTTGTTTCCGACTCCGTGTCCTGGAAGATTGTCGTGACAATCTTTACAGACGAACATTAGATTGTCGAAGTTAAGACTAATGCTTGCGTCAGTTATGTTGCTTGCATTGAGCATAACTTTGTGATGAACTATATAACCGAGCTTCTTGTGACATATCTGACACAAGCCACCGTCAATAAGTGTTCGTTCATCTATGAAACTCTGTCTGCAATCCTGCCACTTTTTTGATTTGTAGAATGCTTTTGCAAAGTCTTTTGCCATATTTTTCTCCAAAAAAATTAAGCTATAATTTTTACATTATAGCCTAATTATACAAACTCCGCTGTCCGAAGTTTACCACTATTTATCATTTCCAAGTAGAAAATCCGCTGACACATTCAGAGCTTTAGCAAGTCTGCGTAAGTTGTTTGTGCTTGGTGCATTAACACCGTTCAAGTATGAGTAAATTAGTTTGCGGTCAACACCTGACTTTCTATTCAGTTCTTTCGGATAAATCTTTTGTTCGTTCATCGCACGACTAAGTCGTTCAGTGAAGATTGGGTCTTTCCTATGTGTGCTGCTTGCCATTCAATTCCTCCTTGAACTTAGCGAACTCACTACATTGCACTCCTCTTGAGCTTGATGGGCACATCTTTTTTCGTCTGCAATGCCAACAAACACCAGCAGCAATATAAACTATGTATTTTCTATTCTCGTCTTCTTTCATTCACAACCTGCCCTTTCTCGGTGTAATCACGCTGGAATGGAAGCTTGAGCTGGTCAATAACCACTCTGTCGAGATGTTCCCAGAAGACTTCGTCCTCACTCGAATGTTTAATAACCTCGGTCATTTCTTTGAGGGCTTTGTTCAATCTATCGTGGCCAAATCCGAAATTCTGATTCAGTACAAACATCATAGTTTTGAAAATTCTACGAGTTATGTCCTCGTTTTCTTTGCTTCTGACTTTGCTATATTCGTTATTAACAAGTCTGAGAATTTCTTTTTTCGCTTCGCGCTTGAAATTCATCGGCACTCTTGCTTTCATTCCAAAACCTCCAAATCATAATGTTTGTCCTTTCTGCTTTTGCTGTCATTATATCCGCTCATCTTCTCCTGTTCACTTTCTATGCGTTCAGATATTTCGGTTTTTAATTCATCAAGTGTCATTAATTTCCACCCTCCAGTCTTCTTTCAAGCCTCTCAATCTTTTTATTTTTCCATGCACTAACTTCTTTATCGCATTGAAACATTATCTTGCATTGTTCAAGCATAATTTCAACATCTGCCATTTCTTCAAAAATATTATCAACAGATTTCGAATCATCTTCAAGTGATATTTTTTCTTTAGTATAATTTAATCTTATAAGGCTTTTACACAAAGCCTGCGACAATTCAGACAACTCTTCGACCGTCTTTATCATCTGATTTTCCACACCATATGTATCGATTGCTTTATACATAGTCTCTTTTGATGTCATTCTTCCACCTCGCTTTCAGTACCATTTTTCATAAAAAGTAGCCAATGTGTTTTATTTAATTTTCCACTTTTATGTCCCAAAAGAAGACTACATCTGGGTTATGTTTATCAAAGTAAAACATACGGCCTCCACAACAAACATCTATACAATGATGTACTTTCATTTATTTTAATTCTCCTTTAAAATTCCATCTTTTGTAAAAGTACGTCCGCACTCTCCGCATTTTACACATACAATTCCGTAACTGTCTG